TTTATTGCCTCGCAGTCGTTTGCGGCGTCTTACGTGGGTGGCGAGGGTTGCGGGAAGTCCGTAGCCCTGTGTACGACTGCGATTCTAAATTCCCTCAATGAGCCGAATGGGTTTTCGCTGATTGGGCGGCTGAATATGCCTGCCCTTGAATCCACGACCATGAAAACCTTCCTAGAGCTTGTGCCCTTCAATTTCGGGGAGTGGGAAGAGGCTAAAAAGACCTGGACCTTCGAGAATGGGCATAAAGTCATCTTCCGGCACCTCGATATAAGCGACCCGAAAGTATCTGGCCACATCCGGTCCTTAAACCTATCTGCCGCCTACGTGGATGAGCAGTCGGAAATCAACGAAGAAGTGTATTTTATGCTCACTGGTAGGCTTAGGCGTAAGAACGCCAAAAGACGCATCTACCGGGGGACTTCCAACCCTGCTGGTCATGACTGGCAATGGCGGTATTTCTTCGACCCCGACAGGAAGCCCGAGTTAAAGCAGATGTGCATGGGCGTTGGGGCATCTTCGATGGATAACGTGTTCCTACCGCCTGAGTATCATACCAATCGAAAGAACCTCTATCCAGCTGACTGGTACGACCGTTTCGTTCTAGGCTCCTTTTCGGACTTTTCCGACCTGATTTTCAAGGAATTTAGCGAGTTTTCGCATGTCTGGAATCCAGCAAAGCACTGGGAGGTGTTCAATGGAAGCACTAATCCGCCTATCGAATGGCCAGTTATCATTGGAATGGACATCGGCGGAGGGGAAGAAGGAGACCCTTGGGCCATACCCATTATCGCAATTGCTCCAGACGGACGTTTGTACCAGTATGCAGAGATTTATGGTTCAGGTCTGCGCATTAAACCTATTGCAGAGCAACTTAACGACGCTATCGGTGGCCGGGTTGTTGAAGGACTGGCCTACGATTACGCTCAGCGGGCCGCTGCCATGGAACTCCAAGAATACGGCATCGACGGACAGCCAGCCATAAAAGAAGTCCGCCCTGGACTCTTCAAAACCACCCAGTACGTCCACATAGACCCCACGCTTATCCATCCATTTAATACCAAGGTAAGCGGTTCACCCCGCTATTTTGTCTCTTCGGACTGCAAAAACACCATTCAGGAAATGAGCACCTACAAGTGGGCAAAAGACCGCTCGGGTAGGCCAAAAGTCCCAGCCGAACCTGCCCATGAATCTTCTCACTGTCCTTCTGGAATCCGTTACGCTATCCATACGTTCAGGCCGGAACTGACCGTGCTCACGCCTCCTAAAAAGTGGGAATCGAAGCAGCTAGACGTTGCTTCAAGGCTTTACTGGCAACGCGCCGAAGAGCACAAAGAGAAGCAGGCAAACCGCGTTCATGGATTTTCCACTTTCAAATACCGCCAAATGCGAGTACAACGAGAACGGGAGATTGCTCCGCAATGATGCCGGTTTCAGCCCCGCCGCAGATAGACCCACTAGTAGATTCCATCTTTGACGTTCTCCCGGAACCAACAGGTTTTGAGTTTGATGTGCATGACGGGCAGTATCTTTGGCCTGTTTTCGGGCAGGACTACTGGCGACTGATTATGAAACGCGGCGAAGAGAAAGTTCCTGTGTTTATCCCCGGAAATCTTATCCGCTTCCTCGCCAATGCCATCAACACGGTGAACGCCGAGATTCAGAAAGCGGTGCCGCCAACTCCATGAGCAGAAGCGACCTTAAAATCATAGAAGGAGGTTTCCCGATTTATCAGTCGCAGAATCTTCGCAAAATCAACGCCATGCGAATGGCCTTCTCCGCCCCTACCAGTTCCAATCCAGTAGTCAATACTAAAGGCGAAGCACTTTTTACGACAGCCGAAGAGATGAGTAACGAGCCAGCCTCCTGTTACAACTGCCAGTTTTATAACGAAAAGGATTTCACCTGTGTACTCATCGGCAAGCACAAGGTGATTAAAAAACTGATATGGCCGATGGAAGATACCCATGATGCGAAGCGGGTGGAATACTGGCCGTGCTGTTCAATGCAGTTTTATGGTGAAACGAACAAGGGTGAAGCGACCTATCGGGCGTGGGCTTCCGATCCCGACTACATGGGGCTTATCTGGATTAACGCGCCAAAGCCTGGGCAAGAACATGGAGGAGCGAATTGCGGAGGAGTCGAAGGCGGCGACGATTGCGACCATTATACAGTAGAAGGGGACAAGCCTAAATGGGAATCGGTTACTGGATTCTGCCGCGCACTGCAAACCGAAGTTGCGGCGGGTGATGTTTGCTGCCAGTGGCGCGACGACGATACGCTTCAGTGGCAGGATGCACAGCGATTGATTGGAGAGATTAATGGACGAACAAGTTAAAGAATTAATGCAAAACACTAAAGAACAGGTAGATACCTTCCTAATGAAATATATTAGGCCAAGGGTGGAACACCAAATTGACATAGAGCTACGCTCGATGGTTGAGGAAATTATAGAAAAGAAGATTGAAGAACGATTCTCTTTTGCTATTGAGTTATTGCGTTCCATGAATGAAAAGGCAAAATCAGATGGACGCTAACATGGGCGCGATTATGAAGCCGCTGATTATGCAGGCGATGAAAGCGGCTGGCGGAAAAGTAGATGGAAAAACGAAACGCAAGGCGGAAGTAAAAACCAAAATGAAGGCATCTGTGAAAGTTAAGCGTGGCTGACCAAAAGCTAGTTGAACAAATCGCGCAGGAATCTAAGGAACTCAAGGAAGCCCCAAAAGTTCCGTTGATTGTCGGGCAAGTTCGGCGTTGCCACATCTGCGGCCAGCCGTTCAATCTACAGCAACTAAAACCTTTTGATACCCATATTCCGGGCAGGATAGTGCGCGAAGCTTGTCCAACATGCCATCCTGATAGGGGAACTTTATGAGTGAAAACGATTGGGACGATATTTCCAACGAGGAGCTAAAACGTGTTGCACCTAGCCTGCTATATCTCAAACGGCATTTTGGCACTTCTGTTGGTAATCCTGAGCCTGCGCCACGAGAAGTTAGTGAAGGAGTTGATAAACAAGATTCTCGAAAGCAAGGGAATGGAGGGGATTCCTGAAGAGCATCCGATTGCCGATATACTGGGCAAGCTACATAAGGAAGCAACTGAGCCGCAGACACCAGAGCAGAAGCGATTGATGAAAACCGCGCAGGAGCGCATTCATTTTACTATTCCGAATATGGGACCGATGAAGATGAAAAATCCTGAGGGCTACTAGTGGGAAACACAGTCAGCGGAATCATGCAAAAGGTGGGTTCGCTATTTAAGGGTGGCAAGGACTCGCCCATACGCGATAAGACGGAAAAGCAGGACAAGCGTTCGATTGTTCCTTCCTACCCGATTGACCGGACCATCGAAGATAGAATCAAGTGGATGCTCGACCAGCGGTACTTCCAGTTGCAATATGAAAAACTCCAACTCCATCGCAAATGGTTCCGTAATCATCTTTTTTTTACTGGATACCATGATTCTGTTCTTGCTGATATTGGCTTTTCTTTTGACTCCATAGGGGTCAACTCCGCCGAATACGGATTTGCCTCCAACTACTACAGGAGCTATATCCGCTATGGCGCAGCCATGTACGTCCAAACGGCCCCTGAATTTATCGCCCAGCCGACAAGTCCTGATGCGGAGTCTCAGGGAGTTGCCGAAGCAGCTAGGGCTGCACTCGACATATCGAAAGAGAATGTTGGCTATGATGCAATCCGGGCGCGGGAAGCAACTAACCTTCGTCTCTTTGGAAACTCCTTCCGGTATGTTTACTATTCCATTGACCCAAGATACGGATTTGTCACCGCTCCGGTTTACGAGGATGTCCAAGTACAGATTGATGAAGGAAGCTGGTCTTGTCCGAACTGCGGATTGCAAGGCGCTGGACAGCAGCAGGTTTGCCCAGCCTGCGGCCCCGATGCACCCCAGCCGGTACAAAACCTACCTCCGACAACTGCTCAAGTCCCACAGCTACAGGGTAAAGTAGCTTATCCGAAGGGGCAGGAAGTCTGCGAGGTGGTATGGCCGTTTGAGGCGTATGTACGTTCCAGCGTAAAGACGCTTCGGGAAGCTCCTGAATTCCTGCGAGTACGATTGGTTGACCGGATTGCTTTGATGGCAAACTTCCCGAAAGCCAAATTCGGTAGTAATTCCGACCCCGGCTTGGGCGTGAATACCAGCGAAGATATTGGGCTTGTTTATCAAGAGTCCATAGCGGATTTGCCTTCTGACCCGACACAATATCCGGGATGGTACGAACGGGCTGTGGCTCAGCAGAAATGCACTTTCATTCAGGGATGGATTAGGCCGAGCCAGTATTTCTTTGACGCGGAAATGTGTAAGAAATTTCCGAAAGGGCTTTATGCAGGAAAAGCGGATGATTGCCTTGTGGAAACCCGCAACGAGAGCATGGACGACCACTGGACACACTTCAAGCATATCCATGTAGAAGGGCGGTTCTGGGGCGATGGAGACGATGATTTAATACCTCTTCAGATGCAGTTCGATGAGTGCGACCGGATGCTAATGCGGCATGTGGACTACAACACCATGCCACTGCTTCTGGCCGATACTCAGAAAATTGACAAGAATAATATCATCCGCGACGGCGGGTACATGATTGAGTGCAAGAATCTAGGGCAGAGAAACATAGACCAGGCTGTAAAATGGCACCCGGGTGGGCAGATTAGCCCGGATGTCTGGAACTGGAAGAACTCCCGCTTACAGGATATGCAGTTCCATTCCGGCGTTTCTCCTGCTGCTATTGGCCAGCACGAAGAGGGAATCAATACTTTTGGCGGACAACAAACGGCGGCGGCACAGGCACAGGGGATGCTGGCTCCTCTACAACTCATGTATAAGGAAGAGAACGAGTTGTGGGCCATGCAGATGACCAAGATTGACTGCGAGAACTGGCTGGATGACCGCGTAAAAGCTACGATGGGCGAGAACGGCCAGTGGGAATTCAAGATGCTACGCGGAGAGATGCTGAAGATGGACAGCGTTCGCTGGGTGGCCCGCATCGTGCCTCTTGACCCATCCAAGCAGCAGAACTTGGTTTCTGCTATTTCTGCGGGAGCGTTCAATCCCCAGTTACCGCAAGCCGTCCAGAACAAGGTACTAGAACTCTATCAGTTGGCTCCTGACTTAAATCCTAATGCAAGGGACTCTAAACTCCAGACTAAAGAGATTCAGCAAGGAAAGGTTTCTCAACCCGTTCCTCATCCACAAACTGGCCAACCTATTTCGCAGTGGCCAGAACCGATGCTTGGCCGAGACAATGATGCCGTCCACATCCAGACACTCACAAATTGGATGAAGTCGGACGACTGGGACGAGCAGCCACCTCCTGTTCAGATGGGGGCGCAAGATCACCTGCACAAGCATTTCCTGAACATGCAAAAGATGGGGCAAGTCATGGGAGCGATTCAAGCGGGGCAGACGGAAGCTGGCGGTCAACCGGAACAGCAAGGTGGTGGGCAACAGACTTCCCCACAGCAGCGGCAGACGGAAGGCCAGCATAAAGGGGCGGCGATGAAACCCCATCAACCGCAACCATCTGGCGGAAATCAGAACAGAACTGGCCAGCGCGGGATGAGCCAATCAGCACAGCAGAGACGCCGAAATGGGCGTACCAAGTGATTTTTGTTGACAGAACAGAATTTACAACGTACAAGGAGTAACATGGCTGAAGGTAATTTATCATTTGAAGAGCTTGAGGTTGCCGCTAATCCACAGGAAGCCGCTAAACCTGCGGAAGCGACGGCAACACCTGCCGAGGCCCAGCCCGCCGAAGCAAGTAAACCTCAATTCACGGATGCAGACGTAGAGGCGTATAAACAGTTGGTCGATCTGGGAATCAATCCCCAGAACGCTCAGGAATTCAAAGCTGCGAAGAACGCTTTGGATAACCTGCCGGTTCTTCTGAAGAACAATCCCAACCTACTTTTGGATGAGATTGAGAAGAACGACCCCGAGTTGCACAAGCAACTTCTGGAAGCGGTATCCGACCGATGGTTTAACCGTCTCCCCGCCGATGTCCGTAACGGTAGCGCGAATGGTAGCCCGAGCAGGTCTACCGAATCGTCGCCCGCATTAGAAGCCAAAATCTCCAAAGTAGAAGCTCAGCTAGAAGGATTCATTCAAAAGCAGAATCGGGAAGAAAGTGCCAAGCAGCAGGAAGCCATTTCCAGTGGTTTCCAGTCCTCAATGGATAAACTGATTGGAAAATTGCCTGAATCTGTGTCGGAGCGGGACAAGGATTACATCCGGCTCAAGACGAATGAACTTATCTGGCGGGACTCTTCTGCAAGGGATAGGGTAGCCAAAGGCGTCTATGTGGATGTGCCGACATACTTCTCGAAGGCTTCCAGCCTCGTTACTGCTGAAACCAAAGCCGCATCGAATGCCGAACATGAACGCCGAGCAGGAGTAGAAGCGCGAGGCGTTAAAGAGATTCCAGCCGCAGCCGAGAACGTAAACGGCAGCGCTGCCACAAAGCAAGAGGGTCATGGACACGACCCAATTTGGGGCGACATCTCTCCAACGGAGTTGAAGTCGGCATATAAATAGCGGCCACAAGAAGGCCCTAAGTGGCACAGTTTGACCTTTCAGCAGCGGACCCGATTTTCAAGAACGTATTCAATCCAAGAGTAGAAAAGCAGTTCAACACGGCAGCGGTGCTCTGGAACGATGTCTTTGAAGGTTCCGGCACCATGATTTCCAACCGTGGCCTTGAGATTCCTGTCCACATGGCAGGTAACGGCCAGCACGCATGGTATGGGGATGGTGGCGCTCTTCCGGCTGGCGATTCCCAGCGTGTCAACCGCGCTATCGTAGGCTTCTATAGCTACGTCAAGCCAGTGCAGTTCACTGGAGCGGCGCTAGATGCAGGCGGCGGTGGAGATGCCACGAACTATGTGAAGTCGCTGGCGTTCAACGTCCGCAACGCGGTCGTGGATGCTATCAAGGAACTCAACTGGTACTCCTTCTTGGATGGGTCTGGCACACTGGCCAAAGTCGGTGGTTCTGTCACCCTCTCCACTACAGTAAATACCACGGTGGACGTTACCGGGCTCGGCGATGGCGCAAGGTACCTCCGCCCCGGTCTGACTGTGGATTTCCTTACCGGCACGGTCAACACGGTCAAAGGCACGGCAACCATCGTTTCCGTGTCGAATCTTTTG